GGCTGAAACAGCTACTGGAGGTAATGTAACTATTGGTTCATCAACAGTAGGGGGTTCTGAACTTTTAACTGGTAATGTGTCCTTTGCTCGTTTAGCTCATGCAACTCGCTACCGTTCTGAATCAATTCAACCAATTGGTAATACTTCAGCACTTACTATTCAATCTGGAGCTCCACTTGGATCTATCGATCAAACTGATACACTTTCTATAAGAGTTTTTGACTCTCCTACTTCAACTCTTGATCGTTTTACATCGATGATAGATCGTAAACCTGACAACGGAATTGAGTCACAGCGTCAATTTGATGTTACGACTTTTACTTCACAGGCAGGTTATGAGAAACGTCGCTTAAAGTCTCGTCGCTCTAAGCGAAACTATCAACTTTCATATACAGCAATAACTGGTGTTGAAAAAACTGCGATTGAAAACTTTTATAATGCTAGAAGCGGAGAATTTGAATCATTCAGTTTTGACTTGGCACACATCAATGAAACTGGTACAATAACTACAAGATTTTCAGGCCCCCTTTCTATTGAACAAACCTATTCTACAGGCTCACGGTTAATTGATAACTATTATACTGTATCGTTTACACTTCAAGAGGTTTTTGACTAATGAGCGCTCGTGCTTATGATGTGATTTTAACAGTTGATGATGCTTCTGGGTTCCAAAGTACTAATTCTATTATTGGAGTTACTACTGGAACAACAGGTATAATTGCAAACGTTGATACTTCTACAAATCAGCTAAAAGTTAAACTCAATAACCTTCAACAAGAGTTTTCTTCGTCAGAAGATATTCAATCAAACACTATTAGTACTCAAACTGTTATAGAAGCTGATAATTACTATTTTGATATAACAAACGCAGAGGTTCAGTCAGATAATCAAAATAGAGTATTAATTACAACTCGACACCCACATAGCATTCCTTCATCAGCTATTGACGCTAATCCTACTTTTGGGAATACTCTTATTCCTGCACCCACAACTGTAACTATTTCTGATGTTGGTGGCATGACTGAAATTAATGGTAGTAAATCGGTGGTTGGTGTTGGTAGAAGAACTGTAGCTTTAGCTGAGATTCTTGTCAGCAATGCTGCGGGTACTTCATATGGGTACACTGATGGAAGTGGTTACAGTGCTTATACAAGTGGAGGCAAACTAGTTACTCCTTCATTAGAAGGGGACGGATTATTAACAACTGCTAATACTTATTTAAGTAATGTTTATGCTGGTAATGTTACAACTGCTACAGCTACAATATCTTCTATTGCTCAAAGTGCATTTAAAGCCGAAAAAAATGCTTTTACTCAAAATCCTGTTGTTCGATTATACTCTATTTATTATCCTGGTGAGTGGTATCCACCAAATAAATCTGGCAATCCTACAGGTCAAGGAGCTGGTCGAGCATGGCCTGTTGATTTTCCTATTCGGTTTGCAGAGATTGTTGGAGATCTAACTTCAGATATACTTTACAATGTTTCTTACGGCGGTACTTCTTTCATACCGTTTCCAGTAAATTCATCAACAATTTCTCAAGGCTCTGAAGGCGCTATTGAAGAAGTTACTATTGATATTTTTAACGTGGACAATATTATTACTAGATTAGTTGAAGATCCTTTTATAACAGGTAATAACTCTTCTAACTCTGTTGTGGCATTAGTTAATGGTGAATTTGTTCACGGAATTGATCCCCGAACTGTTGACGCAGATCCCTCTGATGTAGGTTCAGTAGGAGATGAAGCGTTTGATTCTTTAACTCGTGCTCGTGCTAATGGACTTAGTTTTTCTCAATCTATTATCGATTCGACCTATGGAAAAGCAAATGCATCTTTTACAAGAACAGAGACTTTATCTGTAGGAGGTACGTGGACAGAACAAAAATCAGATTCTCGTGATTTACTAGGAGGAATAGTAGAAATACAAACAACATTTGCAAACTTTTTAGATTATTGGCCAGAATATAGCTCAGTTCAATCAGTTAATTCGAATGTAATTGAAGTTTATAATACCCTTCCATACAGAGTAGGTGATAATGTTAAGTCCTCTACAGGAGATACCGAAGCAACAATTCAATCTATTGAGAGAAATTCTTTTTTATTTTTATCTAACGAGCTTGATGCAAATACCTCATTTGGATCAGCAATTTATATTATTAATAGCGAAGCTGATTCAGAGTCTTACATAGAAGATAGATTTAAAATTGATCAACTAGAAAAATTAAATGACTCTGTTGCTACCTTTAATTTAATTTCATGGCTTCAATATTTTAAACTTCAAACTCCAAAACGCAAATATTATAAAAATACATGTCAATGGACTTATAAAGGTGCTGAGTGTCAGTATCCTGGTCCAGCAGGTGGTACCATTCCTGGAACCTCCTTATCTGCCAATTCAAATCCTATTGCCGCAAATAACCAAATAGCTTCTGACGCTTCAGGCGATGTTTGTGGCAAATCAATTCTTTCTTGTACACTTCGTAATAATCAAATACATTTTGGCGGTTTCCCTTCCACTGGGAGAACTATTCCTCGTGTCTGATTCAAGATGCATACTTCCATGGATTCATCAATACGGTGACTTATCAGGTCATTACGGTGTTTGTTGTTTTTCAATTTATCACGAAGAAGGTAATACTTTTGCAAAAGGTCAATCACCAATAGAGGCTTTTAATCATCCTTTTATGAAATCTACTAGGGTAGAAATGCTTAAGGGAAATCAACCTTCTGCATGTAAAATTTGTTATGACTGGGAGAAGAATGGTATTCAGAGTCATCGTCTTAAAATGAATAATAGATTTTCTCATTATTCTTTTAAATATGATGAAACTGAAAAAGACGGATTTGTAACTACTCCACCGATTTATATTGATTTTAGATTCGGAAACCTGTGTAACTTTAAATGTAGAATGTGTGGTTCATTCTCTTCTTCTTCTTGGTCAAAAGAAGCAAAGTTTCATGGGTTCATGAAAGAGACTGACCCTAATCATTTTGATTATTGGACAGATAATAACAATTTTTGGAATGATATTGAAGTAATTAAGAAGTATATTAGAGTTATATATTTTGCAGGCGGTGAGCCTTTTGTTCAAGAAGGTCATTATAAGATGCTAGAATTTTTAGTTAAAAACGATTGTAGTAAAAATATCGAATTAACTTACAATACTAATTTATCTTATAACGGAATTTTTAAAAGTTACAACATAGAAGATTTATGGAAAGATTTTAAAAAAGTAGATCTTTGGCCTAGTATTGAAGGGTATAAGCTCAGAGCAGAGTACGGCAGAAAAGGATTAGAATGGTCCTTATTTGAATCAAATGTTAAAAGATTTTTACCTTATATTTCTACATTTTCCATTGTAAGCAGTGTCTATTCTATTTCATCTAATTTTGATTTGCTTAAATGGATTAAAAAATTAGGTAAAGATTTTAATATTACTAATTTAGTACACCCTAATTATCTTTCATCTAGTATTTTAGATCAAGAAACAAAAAAAGTTGTAATTTCAAGTTATAAAGAGTTTTTAAGAGATAACGTAAATATTTTTAGTAAATACGAAGTAAATACTATTTTTGATTCTCTTAGACATATGCAAGCAAATGATGATTCTCACTTAGCTCAAGAATTTAAGCAATATAATAAAATACTTGATTTATATAGAAACGAATCTTTTGAAACTACTTTTCCTGAGTTAGCAGAATGGTACAGAAATATCTAGGAATTAAACATGAATACGGAGAGACTGATTGTATTGAATTAATTCGTAAATTCTATATAAAAGAACTATCAATTGACTTTCCCCTACCTTCCTATCCTAAATCTAGAGATTGGATGAAGCAATTTACAACTAATCATGTTGATGAATGGGCTTCAACGTGTGCTGTAAAAGTAAAATTGACAGAAGCAAAAAACTATGATGTAATAGCTTTTAGATCAATAAAATCAAATTTAATAACACATTTTGGTTTGTTTTTAGCACCGACACAAATGCTTCACATAGAGGAGGGGGGTATCTCACGTGTTGAAACTTTATCTCAATATTGGGTAGAGAGACTGCATGCCTTTTATCGCCATGAATCAATGGTATGAAAAATATATAAATATTCCCTATAAATTATTTAGCACAGATCCTGATGAGGGGTTAGATTGTTGTACTTTAATGGCCTATATCTTTAAGCAAGAACTTGGTATAACAATTCCGTATACTACTAGTGATTTACTAAAAATAGCTGATGATGAATGGTATATGAAAAGCCATGATCAGCATATTTTAGACTTATCTAATAACGGAGATTGGATTGAGGTAGAAGATTTAGAGAAATTTGATTTAATCTTAATGTGTGTAGGTTCTACAAATGTTGTAAATCACGTTGCAATGTATTTAGGAAATAATAAAATTTTACAAATGTTATTTAATAGAAATAGCGATGTGTATGATTATCATAGATATTTTAAACAATATACAATAAAGAAAGTAAGATGGAAAAATTTAAAAAATTAACTGAAGATATGAATAATCACTCTTTAAGAGATTATCCACGTGAAGCTGTTGGAATCATTACTAAAGATTTTACATATGTGCCGTGTGAAAATATTAGTGAGCACCCTTTATACACTTTTATATTAGATCCTGCTGCTTTAGTTAAATATGATGATAATATTTGGGGCATATTTCATTCACATCCTGGAGATGAAAATCCCATTCCAAGTTCTGAAGATAAAGATAGTGCTACTTTTCAACAGTATAAATTTTTAGTTGGGTTTAATAATAAATTTAATATATACTGGTACAATAAAAATATTGACGCTCTTATGTTTGAAAGATTTGAGGAAAAACACCTTGTTAACTAAGATAAATATACATTCATCATTTTCTCACTTGTTCTCACAACGAGAGTTACGTGCTGATTTATCACGTTATGATGACTTACCTAGATATCTTGGTTCTATGCATCCAAGATTTGCTGAATATGCGAAAAAAATATATTTAGAAGAGGTAGAAGATGGTTATGTTATATTAGATAAAAACTTAAACCTGATTACTGATGATAGTTTATTAATTAAAAAAATTAAAAAAGATGATGAATTTTATTTAGTTCCTTCAATAACTGGAGGAGGTGGTAAACGTTTAGGTAATTTGGTAAAAGTAGCTGCTATTGCTACGGCAGCTTATTTTGCTTTTCCTTATATAGCAAGTGCTTTTGCTCCCACTGCTGGCTCATCTGCTGTTGCAGCTTCTGGAGCTACAGGAGCGACTGTTGGTGCAGAAGCAGGAAGAACGATAGCTATGAGTACTACTCTTGCACCAACTTCTGCTGCTGCTGCTACTGCTACTAGTGCTGGATTAGGTATTTCTGCTTCAACTCTAGCACTTAATGCTGGACTTGCGTTAGTTACTTCGTTATTTACTCAAAAACCAGAATCTCTCAGTTCTGTTGATCAGCAAGTTCGTCAAAATAATATGTTTGGTTCACTTCAAAATACTATTGATTCTGGAACTCCTATTCCATTAGTATATGGGATGCATAGAGTAGCTGGGCAATTTATTAGTGGATACGTTGACTCAATTGATCATGGTAAGAACGATGAAGTAGCTGTATTTGATCAATTTATACCAGGAGCTATATAATGGTAGATAATTATCTAGTCCATGATAGAAAAAAAGTGCCACTAATTAAAGGTGCAATCGGAGGTGGCGGTCGTAGAGGCGGTAATTATTCCGAAGAACCTAATAGCTTATTTTCAACAGATTTTTTATATATATTAACTGCTTTAGGTGAAGGTCCTCTATACAGAATAAATCCAAACGGTCCTCAAGATATAGAAGTATCAGATAGCTCAATTGATGATTTAATCAAAATTAATGGTGATGGGTCTGAAAATCCTGAAGTGTTTAAAACATTATCAACTACTGGCACATTAACTCAAAATGCATTAACAAAGTTTGGAGAACAAACTATATCACCACAACTTTTTGCATCGCCTGTTAATCTAAAAAAAGGGAATGTAGACGGTGTACCAAAAACAGAAATATTATTACAAGACACCAGTTCAAGTGATTGGGATGAATTAAAATTTAATTTTGTAGTAAACGCTCTTCAAAAACAGCAAAATGATGGAAATATTGTTAAACACACAATAACTGTAAGAGTTAGAGTTTATGACAACACTGGAACTGTTTTAATTAGAGAAAAAGAACATACTGTAAAAGGAAAAACAACAGTACCTTACAAATTTTCTATTTTGATACCTATCCCAGATGAGTATAAAAGTTCTTCTGGGTATAAATTTTCAATAGATAAAACTTCTGATGAATCTACAGATGCAAGAGTACAATCTAATATTCAAGTTGTAGGATGGGATGAGATAAGAAATGACCCGCAAGCTTATCCTAGAACCGCTTTGATAGGTTATGCTTTAAAAGCGTTTAATGAGCATCAAGGCGGTATCCCAAATATTACTTCGCTTGTAAAAGGATTATTGGTAAAAGTTCCTTCAAACTACAATCAGCCAATTTTAACAAATGGTCAAATAGATTGGCGAGAAGTTGAATTAGCTGAAAGTGGTGGGAGTAGTTATACTTCTCAAGGATACTCATTGCAAAAAACAGGAAATGACGTTAAACTTACTGATGCTAATCCTCAAATTTATGTTGGAACATGGGATGGAACTTTTGTTTATTCTTGGACTCAGAATCCTGTTTGGATCATATATGATATATTAACAAATACAAGTTATGGATTAGGAATACCAGAAGATAATATTGATAAGTATAAGTTCTATCAAATTGCTCAATACTGTGATGCATGTGATGAAATTACTGGAAAATTTATAGGCGTTGATGGTCAAGCAGATGGTTCTTTTAGGCATAAACCACGTGACCTATATACTAAAGTAAAAGAAACTCTTATTGGCGTGCCTGAAGGAACACAGATAAAAGAAAGAAGATTTGTAACTGATATTCTCATTTCGGATCCTCGACAAAGTTTAGAAGTAATTCAATCTATTTGTGCTTCTTTTAGAGCAGCTTTAGTTCAATCTTTTGGTAAGATTTCTATAGCTATAGATCGACCAGATCAATATCCTTCAATGATGTTCAATGAAACTAATATTAAATCAGGTTCTTTTCAGATAAGTGGTGGTCGAGAGAGTGATATTGTAACAGGTGTTGAAGTAAGTTATATTGAACCTTCAAATCATTATAAAAGAGAAGTAGCTAGAATTGACTCAGTTGAGTCTAATGATGGTTCTTTAAGAGCATCTATTGAAAATATTCAATCACTAGATCTTCCAGGAGTTACTCGTAGAAGCCAGGCACTTCGTTTTGCTCAATATCAAATAGCTGCATCAAGATATCTACGTAGAACAATTTCATTTACAACTTCAACAGATGCTCTTAATCTATCTCCAGGTGACTTAATATCAGTTTCTCAAAACATGACAGGTATAAACTATGGATTTGGAGGAAAAGTATCTTCTAACTCATCTGTAAGTGATCCTGATGCAAACGTAATAATAGAACATTTTACTTCTCCAAGTCTTCAAACTACAACTTTTACCGCTAATACTTATCCTCTTGCGTTGAGAATAATAAAACCTGATAGTGAAAGAATGGACTTGTATATAGTTAGCAATTCTGATTTTACTCTGGATACTACTGATAATGTTGGAAGTGGTGTAGACATAGCAGAAGTAAAAGTTATAGGTAGGTTCAACCCAATCACTAAGTCTATAGACAGTATAACTACTTGGTCAGCTAACACTGTTCCTTCTGTCGGAGATCTGTGGAGTTTTGGAGAGTGGGAAAATACAGGAGATTTTTATACTAACAAAGCAGGTAAATTATTTACTGTCTCTGAGCTTGAGCGTGAACCAGACGGTGAAGTAAATGTTATTGCTAAAGAATATATTTCAAATGTGTATGTAGACTCTGATACATTTATTGATTATACACCTACTGCATACATTGATGTAGAGAGTCCCTTTATTGCTCCACCTCCTCCGGTTTTTTCTTTTCAAAAACAACTTAGACGCAGAGGCGATGGAAGTATTGCTTTTGATGGTGTAATTGATAATAAAACTGACAGACTAGGGTACATTCAAGAATATAGAACTGAATATGAATTAGCTGTTCCTGAAGGTTCAACTCTGATAACTAACACCAGTATTTTTCCATTGACTTTAACAGTAGATAATTCTTCTGCTATTTCAGATGGTTCAATTCAATCTACTATTACAGGTAAATCGGGTTTTTCGAGTTTTGTAGGCGAAATTAAACTGTTATGCAATTCATATAGTGTGGTTGACAATGGTGATGGTTCTAGTAATGTAAGACTAACTGTTGAAGGTTTAAATGTATGCTTTGATGAAAATATATTTAAACATGTTCTAGAAGTAAATGATGATGCTGTATTTTTAGGATTAAAAGGTGATGATTTTGTAACTATTCCTTTAAAAGAAAAAGCCTCTAAAAATAGTTTAAGAAATTTTATTGCTTTTGCAGATGATACTGTAGAAGTATCTGCAAACATTGTTACATTTGATAAAACCGTAGATACTATTGATATTGAAAACGTAACAACAGGTGATACTGCTATTGTAAATCTTTTAGCTGATCTTCCTTTTTACGTAAAAATTAACCAGGTGCTTGATTCAAGGTTCTTTGACAATTCATCGTTCTACGTAAGTGGGACTAATAAAAAGTTTGAACTAGCAAATACTTTTGGAGACACACATAGTGGTTTTATTGAGCTTCCTGTTCGTCCTAGAAATAAAAAGTTTATACGCTTTTATGTAGATGGAATTGAGAAGTCAGCAGGTCAATTTACTTATAATAAGAACGATACAACTTCCTTAAAAGCAAATATTGGTTACACAACTACTGCTGGTGAGACATCTTACCGTGTAGAACTAGATCATTACACTGTTCCAGCTATAGAAGTTGGAGATAATGTTCAAACTTTTGCAGGTAATATATTCTCAGTAGTAAACACTAGCTTTGACCCTGCAAGTGCTACTTATAACGCAGCTTTGACCTCCAACTCTATTTATAGAATAGAGCTTTTTGAAACACCAACAGCAAATCTATTTGGAAGTTACTTTGTTAACATAGCACAAAACCCTGTAGGAACAATAAATAATGTTTCAAGTAATGTTTGCACATTTGACTACGATACTTCTGTATATCCAGGATCTTTTAACCTAGCTAACTCAGGAATTTATGATTTACAAGTATCAAGTGATTACGACAGACTTTTTATAGCTGAAGATCAAATAATAAGAGACTTACCGTTTGGAGTAACTTCTGTAAGGGCTAGGAATATAAATGCATTTCAACGAGCAAGTCCTTACGTTGAAAAATCTGTTACGGTATCGCCTTTACCTATTAAAAAGGTAGAAGGCTTGACTGTTACCGAATCATTATATAGAGAGCAGACTGGTGGTGTAGCTGTTCGAATTACTCTTTCTTTTGATCATATTACAGGACAAGAAGTAACTGACTATGAAATTTCTTATCGTATTGCACAAGTTGATGCTGTTGGAACAGATGATGGTGGTACACAATTAACTTCATTCAACACAGTTAAAGTTTCAGCAACAGGTGTTGAAGATGATGGAAAAATAAGATTTACTGTTGACGGTATTAATCGCGGTGCAACGTCAGCTACTAACTCAGCAATATTTAGAGTCACCCCTCTTAATAAAGACTTAAAAGGTGTTACTACTACCATTGAATCTTCAATCTTAGGTAAAACCTCAAAACCACAAAACATCTTTAATTTTACAGGCGGTCAACAAACAGACCAGATTACTTTTTTCTGGGAATACGTAAGAGAAAATGATGAATTAGTAGATCTTGATCTTAAAGAAGTTGTGATCAAACGAGTTCAAGGAACTGTTACCGCCTCTCTAGAAAACTTTGTTTTAGCAATTCCTTACGTTACTGTAGCAGCTAGTGTTAATCGTAAATCAGTTCCAATTGATCAGTTTGGTACGTTTACCTATTTAGCTAGAACTCGTGATACTAGCGGTAATTTTTCTGAAAGTGTCGCGTCTATTACTATTACTACTTCTAGACCACAAAGAACTTCAGTCGTAGCAGCGTATAACGAAGATAGTCCTGCTACAGATTTTACTCTTATAACTAATCGTAACTCTGATGAAGAAAACTTCCCATCCTTTGCTAATTCTAATAATGGTGGACTGTCATATCCTTCACAACCTTCTTCTTTAGTTGATAATGCAAACGGTACTTCTATTGGTTTCAGTGCAATCAGCGGATCTCCAACAGACTTATTAGCTGATGGTACCGCTACATATATCACACAAATAAGAGATTTTGGAGCAACTGTAACAGGTCAAATATCAATTGATATTCAGGGGACTCAGGCTGTTGAAACTACATGGAACGATCAACATGACCATATTATTGAGAGTGTTACTGAGGCTTCAGGAAGTAGTGATGAACTTAAGGATTCGTCTTTTGGGGGTATAGGCCATATTGTAGGATTTGCTAATTCTGAACCTCTGAATTTCAGATATGATTCTAATAATAAAACACTCGCAAGCGGGGGATCTTCAGGTAATGTTTACGCAATTCATCTTCACGGCAATTTTGTCAATGATGAATCTAATGCTAATGTATTCGCTCTCATAGCAGGAACTATTGATGCTGATACAATTAAACTAGGTAACACATTTTTTGCAAATGGCGAATCTACAGGAGGTAACACTTATGCAAATCTTGCAGTAGCAGGCACTTCATACTATCTGGTTGACTTAAAACAGTATTCGGATTTTGGTTCAACAGAAACTTTTGCTGGAGATTTAGGGGCTTTGTCTACTCAAGTATTTATTCGTACTACTACTGCAGATAACACGATATTATACTATTCAAATGGTAATGTTAATGTAGCAGCGTTTGGATCAACAGGCGTAAATGAAGAATTTATTCCATACGAAGCTGGAACCCGTACTTTTAGGCAGTTCCAAATAAAATTTGTTGTAAACAATACTGAGGAGGATCAATTTGACTTTACATTAGATCAGTTTCGTTATACAGTAGATAAAGAACAGACTATTTTTTCGAACACCGCAGTTTACGATTCGGCAACTAAAACAGTTGATTATACGAGCTCTAGCTTTATATCTAGACCAGTTATATCAATTCAACCTATTGATACTGTAACTTCTCAAACAGCTATTGTTACTGCTGGGTCAAACACAGAAGTTAGTTTTAAACTGTATGATGTAGAAAATAACTCTTTGGTTCCAACTGATCAAGGTGTTCTAGTTCAGATTACAGCAACAGGGGTATAAATGGCATTACAAGACTCAAATACATATATTGAAGTTACGTCTGGAACGTCTCTTAATGTTTCTCGATCACAGTTCAATAATTCTCTCCGCTCTTTATTAACTAATTTTAAATCACCAGCTGTTGTTGATACAGAAAACATTACAGCAGCAGGTGTTGGAATCGGTGAACTAGATGGTATGTTATATAGAAGTGCGACTACTAACGCACTTTATATTTCTGACTCTATTCATGTAAAGTCTTCTCCTGTTGGTGGTAATTTTACTCGTGTTGGTATTGGTAATCGTGTTGAGAATGGGATTACAGCTCTTACTGCAAACATTGCATCTTATGAAATCGGTGAGCTTGTCGCAACTCCATCAGCTTCTGGTGCTCTTTCTGCAAATGCTCGACTTTATTTAATTTCTGCTAATAACGGCACAATGGCTGATGTAGTAGATGTAGGCATACCGCCAACTAATGGCTCAATACAAAATACCATGCTCGGAGTTGGATCAGTTGATCTAGGTCGTGTAAATTTTGCTAAAGTTGGTTTCAGACTTGATTCTTTTGATGGCGTCAGTGATTGGGAATCTAATACAACAATGCGAGTATCAGCTTTAGCAGGCGTTAATACTTCTATCGGTTTAGGCACTCTTAACAACGGCAACGTGGCTATAGTTCACAGAACTGATGCAGCGGCAACTTCATCACTCAATGGCATGCATGTGATGAAAACTCCAGGCAATTATGCCAACCTAGCAGCAGCTACCTTAAGTCAAAACTCTATTCAGAACAGTCCTACATCTACTCCTGCTCCGCTTTTGCCTGCAGGTTCTGTTATAATGTGGAGTGGTTCTTCAGCTCCAACAGGCTGGTTATTGTGTGATGGTTCTAATATAAGCAGAACAACTTATGCATCTTTGTTTGCAATTGCAGGCACAGCTTATGGAGTTGGGGATGGATCTACAACTTTTGGACTTCCTGATTTAAGAGATAGATTTCCTCTAGGTAAAGGAACAAATAATAGTACTCTTGGTGCAGAAACAGGTTCCGTAAGTGCAAGTTCTGTAATAACAACTGCTGCAGATGGTGATGGAGATTTAACTATAGGCACTACCTCAGTTGCCGCAACAGCAAAAGATTCTACTTCTACAACTGTTGTAAACTCTGTGACACAAGCTTCTCATACTCATTCAGTTACTGTTCCATCCTCTGTTGTGAACTATATTATAAAAACTTAATAGGAGATATTATGAATTACTATATTAAGGTAAACATTGCAGAACGTGGAGAGAATCCTTTCGCATATTTTGCGATTAAGGATTATGATAAAGGTAAGAGAGCACCTTTAATTTCTCGCCATTTTCCTCTTGATTTAATCTCAGAGCATGAACCTCGTTTAATGGAGTTTGTAGAAGGGGATATTGATAATGCTTATCTAGAAATAAAAAAATCAGCAACTGTAAATCAAGTATCTGAAGATGGTTTTACTTGTGGAGAACTATCAGAAGATGCGGTGGATTTTTTAACTAACCTTACAAAAATCATCTGTTTAGAAGAAAAATATGATGAACTGTTGGCTCCTCCTTCTGTAGACCAACAAGTAGAAGATTTTATTAAAGAGTTTTTTGATCCTGAAGATAACGAACTTGAAAATTTAGACGATGAAAAACCTCTTGAACAAAAAGACTTTTTAGCGCAGTTTTTTGCAGAGCTTGAAGAAGAGTCTGACGAAGCGGAGAAATAATGTCCCTTACACGTATTACCTCTAGTGTTATTAGTTCAAATGTAATTACTTCTGATTTACTTCAGAATAGTATTATACAAGCACGACATATTCAGCCAGGAGCTATTACTACAGATTTATTGGTGGCTAGTGGTAATGCTGCAGCTGTTGAGATTAGAGTTAATGCAAACCTTGATATTGTACAAGATAACGTAGCAGCTCTTGTAACAGGCTTAGACGGCGCAAACACTAATATTGATACTGTTCAGGGTAATGTTTATACCGATTTTACTACTCTTACAGGCTTAATTGATGTTGTACAAGATAATGTAGTATTTGCAGAAAGTAATGTTTCAGCAGTTGAAACTCGTAGAGATACTAATACTATAATCTTTACTGATGCGTTTACAGGAACTAACGCAGCTGTTACAGCAATTACCGACGGATCAACAGAGTTTAGTGTAAACAAAATCTTTCAACAAAATGTAATAATTCAAGGTAACTTAATTGTTGTTGGTTCTCAAGTTGATTTGGGTGTGGGCACAGCTACAATTGATGATAATTTTATTGTAGTTTCTGCAAACTTAACAGGAACTCCAGCTACTGACTCTGGTATTATTGTTAATCGTGGTTCTGAAGGTAATGTATTTATCGGTGATCATATTGAAGAAGATGGTGTTGTATTTGCACTTTCACAATCGCCTCACGACAATGCTACTATCTCAATTCAAGAATATTTAGATGTTCATGGTAACGCCTTTCATGCAAACTCTGGTCTTAATTTTAGTCGTGTTCACTTTGGACATCAGGATGATGAGTCTACAGGTATTATAGCTGATACAACAAATAATCACATTAAGTTTATCATAGGCGGAACAGAAGTAGCTAATATTGATGCACAAGCAAATTTAGCTCTTAATGATGGTAGACTTACAGGCAATCCAAACGCTGATGGCGACCGAAATGCTATTGATTTAGATGTTGATGAAGAAGCTGATGTTATTAATTCTGTTTCTATTGAGTCTGTCAACTCAATCTTTTTTCTAATTGATAAAAATGATAACGGCGATAATCCTAATGCGTATATAGGAGTGTTTAATGACGTAGCAGATTTAAGCGCTTCTACTCGTGAAACTGCTATTTTCTCTATTCGTGATAACGGAGAAGTATTTGCTAATTCTGTAAGTATGGCTTTTGATGCTAATATTGCAGGTGTTGGGGTTATGGCTAACGATTATGTTACTTATACTCGCCTTAACGCTAATCTAAATTCAACTACTGATAATATTAATACTATCACTGATAACGTTAACGTCGTACAAGATAATGTAGCAGCGCTAACTGGTGGAGCTACTATATTAGTTCCTTTTACAAATGTTAACACAGCACTTGGCACATCAAATGTGTTCTTTATTGGTCAAGACTGTGCTAACGATTCTAATGTTCTTGTTGTCACTCTTGACGGTATTCGCCAACATCCAACTCTAGATTGGATTGGAAACTATTCTAATGATACAGTTCAGTTTGTTGATGACTCCATCCCCTCTGGTACAATTGTTTCTATTACTTCACTCGCTGCTCCTTAATGAGACAAATTAGACAACTTACAACAGAGCTTACTTTTCGTTGTAATGCTAAATGCCCAGCTTGTCATCGCTGGAAACCTCTTCGTGTAAATCTAAACGATGCAAAGTATACTATCACTTTAGAACGCTTTAAACAACTGTTCAATCCAGAACTACTTCAAAATTTAGAATGGTTGGTTCTAAACGGAAACTTTGGTGATTCTATTATGAATAAACAATTTCGTGAGATTATCTCCTATGTTAAATCACAAGGAACACGTCTTTTAATTCATACAAATGGTGGAATACATGATCATGATTATTGGACTGATGTAGGCAACATTTTAACTGATCGCGATATTATAAACTTTGATTTAGATGGTTTGTGGGATACTCATTCTAAGTACCGTATAAATACTAAATTTGATACAGTTTTATCAAATGCTAAATCAGTTATAGCTACTAATCGTGCTCAAGTTCATTGGAAATATATTGTATTTGAACACAATAAACATCAAATTGATGAAGCTCGCGAGCTTGCAAAAACTTCAGGTTTTACTACATTTTCTACAGTTAAAACTTCTCGTGATGTGTTTGCCCCAAAAACCGGACAGTTTGTTCATTCAAAAAAGACAAAAGAATACGAACAAGCAGAACGCAAGATACACTGTGTCTGGGATAATTGGGGAAAGTGGTACATCTCTCCAGAAGGACTAGTTTTTAGATGTTGTTGGACTGGTGGTCATTACTATGATCAACAGAACGATAGATTTTATTATCCTCCCCAGTTCGAACGAATGTTTAACGGATTTGAAGTTCCCATTCAAAAAATAATATCGTATAATTATTGGACAAAGTTACAACAATTTCTACAAGGTTATGAACGTTCTTTTAAGTTATGTCAATCCCAGTGTGGTAAGATCGTTTCATCAATTGAAAAAACAGAAGAAAATTTAAAAACAGGTGAAGCATCACAAGTAGATGCAATGAATCAATGGGGAAATTAGTGTCGAAACCTAACATATTACGCAAAGTTGGAAAGTTTAAATTTTTAAGATTCCCTAATCAAGGAATCAGACGCAATGAGAAAATTAGAAAACTTGCCACATCAAAAAAATTAAGTTATCCTACTCTTGAAACATTTATAGAACGAGAACGTTCTTTGGGTTACCCCATCAAATATTCTAAACCAATAGGCTTTAAAAGGAAACGTAAATGAGAAAATCAGGACATACTGACGTTGCATCTTCTCGTAGAATGTGCATGACAATTATTGAAGACGCTGAAGATATTCTTCGTGCACTTCCGCGTGATTCAGAACAAGAACTTCCTACTTGGTGGACTAACAAACTTGCTGTTTGTTCTGCTTATTTAAATGCTGCTCGTGACTACTTAACTTATGCGACTGATCCAATGGAAGAAGAGCAAGAACCAGAAGTAGAAGAAGATAACGAAGATGAATCTTCTTCAGATGTTGTAGAAATCATTGAAGATCATATGGAAGAAATGATGGAAGATTTAGACGACATGCTACCTCCATCAGCTAAAATGGTGAAACATGCCTCTTAAAGGTGGTAAATCACAAAAAACAATTTCAACTAATATTAAGGAGCTAATGAAAAAACCTTCAAAAGCTCGTGCTAAAGGCGTCCGGACTTTAGCCAAACGTATGGGTATTACTCGTGAAGAGGCACAACGTCGTCAAGCGGTAGCAATTGCTCTCCGTGCGGCTGGAAAACCTCTTCCAAAACGTAAGAAATAAAAATTGACATTCGAATGTTTGTTTGTGATAATAAATCATAAATAAAACCCTTCAAGGAGAAAATAATATGGCTACTGTAGATAAACGGGGCACTGATAGCTACCCAGCATCAATCACAGATATCCCTTCTTCCGCTTTGACACAGGGCGGAAATGAAGTACATATGTACCCAGGTACATATACTGCACCTACTGGTGTAGTTGCTTCAGACTATGCTTATGTTGGCATGGGAGACAGAGATGAAATCATCGTTAGCGGTGATATGAGTTTTGCTGATGGTTCAACAGGCTCAATCGTATTCAAAAACATTACATTCCAAGGTTCTTCAGCAACAGCTGCTGGTGGAACCTCTTGTGTTTCAAAACTTGGAAATACAGCTGTAACATTGAGATTTGAAAATTGTGTATTCACTAATTCAGACTTTGGTGTTAATCAGCAAGCAAACTTAACCTCACATGCAGCTGCTGGTACTAACGGCGTTGAAATGTGGTGGTGTGATGCTACTGGCGTTGATCGCGCAATCGTATCAAACGCTAACTCAGAAATTAACTACTCAGCGTTGAATACAACCTCAAACGCTTATTACACAGTTGGAAACGACACCTTAAATGGTGATCCAGCTCACACAGTTACTGTACGTGCTTCCACTTCTGGCGGTGCTAACAGCGGTAACATGACCGAAACAGTCCTAGCACTGATTTCTTAATCTATAAAGGAGACTAAATCATGGCAATGATTTCTAAAAATGCTAAACAACCTATGGAAGGCGCAGCTTCTGCTTCTATGCCATGGGGTGCTGCAACAGGTGCTGAAAAAACCGCTTCTGGTTCAGACGGTGGTGCTTGGGCAGCAGATATGAAAGCTCCAAAACACATGGGTAACTTCCGTTCTGGTGATACTGCTGGTGGTCCTGGTGGGGCTATTAATAAAAACGTGTCTGTCGCATCTGAAGATGTAACAAAAGGCATGGGTGGTCGTGTCATCAAGGACATGATGTAAGGAGCTATTATGGCTAAAACACTTTCAGGAGCTGATGCGAGAGAAGGAAAGACTGTAAATATTGGTGACAATCGTTACGGTCTTCGTGAAGAGTATGATCCAAAAGTCAAGCGTGAGACTCTTGAATTTTATCGCACTGGTCATAATTTAACAGTTAAAGAAGTTAAAAACCCACTTCTACAAACAGTTACTACGGTTAAGGCAAAATGATTGTACCTGAAGTATTTCAGCGTTCAATGCCTAAACCAAAGAAACAAAAAAAGCATTTGAAAAAACGCACAGTGGTTCCGTTAAAAGAAATTTATAACAAAAAGTAATCACTTCGATAAAAGATTTTTAATCCAAATCTTTTCATACGGGGCGCAGATCCAAAACTGTGCCCCGCTTGTTTTTATAATCTGTTCTATTGTAGGTTTTGAATCTACGTCACAAGATATGAATATCATATCGTCTTGATCAAATTCTGAATAATCAAATGTAAAAGCATTATGCGTGTAATAAGTAATATAACCTTTTGCAGGAGTTTTCTCAGTAATTAGTTTTGCCAAATTAGTTTTTTGTTGTGAAATTTCAATTCCAAAATATTGTTTATCAGGATGTCGTTTAAACATATCAAATAAAGAATAGGGATACATACCTGAACCCACTAACACAATCTTTCTAGCTTGTTCTAGTTTTTTCTTTAACCCTTTATCAATAATAGTTTTATATATCCACGAATTTCTGCTATAGATATACTCATACAAATATTCAGGAGTACCTCTGCTAAATTGTTTTTCAATTAAGCTTAGTTCAGCGTCAATATTTCTCTGTTTCCAATCTTCTCTAGCTTTTATAAATAGAGATAATTTCTCTTGCTGATTTTTCTCTGCCATTTAACTCAAACTCAAATTCATTAGGTTTTGTATTTAACATAAGCTTTATAGTATCTTCAAGTTTACTAAATTCTTGATTATTTAAAACTTTAAAGTAATTGTAAGGTTCAAAAACGTATGCTCTTACAAAT